GCGGTAAATCTTCAAGCTCAAGCGAATCAGTATCGGGAAATGGCGACCAAAGCTCAAGGGGGCTTGGAAGTTGTTCTTCAGATGATTCCAAAGCAGGAAGTTGAAGAGATGATAGCTCGGGAAGAAAAGTCTAATGGAGAAATGGTAGATGACGCAGAAACAGTTAATTGAACTAATTCAACAACATCATGCCACGATGGGCGAGACTGAAATACGTCTTGCCCTTAATCGGGCACAAGATGATTACTGTGCTAAGACTGAACTTATTAGGGAAACTTATACTCAGGATTCTGTAGCAGGGCAGAGATACTATACTCTTGATGCTCAGATTCTTAAGATAATTGCTGTACAAATCAATGATGTTGAAATACCCCGTCTTATAGGTAAACCTATTATTGATGATGATGAGTTTGATGCTCAAACTGGACTTACAGCTGCTAGTACTTCGTCTAATGATAGATATTGGTATGTAGATAGTGGAAGATTAGGAGTTGTTGAAAAGGTAGATGGTACATTGAGTCGTGATGATAGAACGTCAAACTATCAGTCTATTTCAGTAGTTAAAGAGATGCGTATATCTGCTATATCTCAAGCGACAGATTTTACAACAGATTTAACAGAAGTTTCTGAAATACCAAGTCAATTTCATAATGCTCTTATTTATAAGGTAATTTCGGATAGTTATTTAAAGGCTGGTACAGAAGTATTTAATCCTCAAGTATCTCAAATATTTGATGGCAAGTATGAAGCATTGGTTAGGGATGGTAAAAAGCATTCACGCAGTCAATATATATCTGGAGCAACTATTATTGCTCCTACGGACTTCTAATGGCCTGGGTGCGTGAATATAATAGTGGTCAGAAAGACTCTGGGGAGGTTTGGGGAATAACAGCAGGAAGGCCAGATGCAACTAATGCCTTGACATGGGATTCTACAAGATTATGGAATAGTGTTGGTTGGACAAAAGAAGCTAAATCATCTGAATAATAGACAAAGGAAACCTAATTAATGAATGATACTTTAAAAACAGCAATGGTAGGAATAAGTGGCTCAACATTAGGTTGGACAGAATGGTTTCCTCCATTTGTGAGCGCATTAGGTGCTATAGCAACCTTGGTTTATATGTTAATTAAAATTTATAAGGAGTTAAAATGATTGAATTATTATCAACTAATTGGGAATATGTCTTAATAGGAATACTTGCCATAGATAAGGTAGTAGCTCTTAGCCCTACTGAATGGGATGACCTTATATGGACATCAATTAAAAAGTCAATATATAAAATAGTGGGGAAATAATGTTAAAAGTTGTCATAGGTAAATTAGTAAAGAAGCATGGTTTAAAAAATCTTCTGATTAAGATTGGAGATTTAGCAGTTGGTATTACTAAGTCTAAAAAAGATGATGAGGCATGGGCGAAAGTAAAAAAGGTACTGAACGGATTATAGGAGATAAGATAGCGACCGTATTCGGTTTATGGTCACTTATCAAAGACCCTCATGAACTACTTGAGAAAATCGGGCTCGCAAGTAGCAGGGTCTATCGTCATGTGCCAAGTAAGTGTTATGTTTGTGAACATGATGAATTTAGTAATCTATCGCTCATAGGAGTGTATAGGAAGCCAGTATTCTATGAGTGTGATAAGTGTGGAGCATTACACTTACGTTACAAGCAGGACTGGCTAGAGGCAAAGTTTGACAACCTTCAGGATGCTTATATAAATCCTCAAGATTGGGATAACGAACCTCCGCCCGAAGAATATAACTAGGAGCTTTATGGTAAATGAGAGGGGGGTGACACAGCGTTACATAGTCACTCCAGATAAGCATGCTCCATTGCACGACAAGAAAGCAATCTCTGTCGTTAAACAGGCAATAGAGACCCTAAAACCGGATGGGTATATTGACCTAGGAGACTTTTCAGAGTGGAATTCAGTTTCACACTGGCAATGGAAAAATAGAAAGAAACCACCTCTAGAATATCTGGTTCCTGCAGTTAATGCAGATATAGAGGCAACAAACAAGCTTTTTGACGAAATTGATGATAGTCTAGATAAGGCGAATGTAAAGGACCGTAGATTCTGTATGGGCAACCATGAAGAATGGCTTACGGCTTTCGTAGAGGCACATCCTTACTTGACTGATTACAAATATGAAACATTGAGTGGTGTTATTGAAAGAGGATATAAACTATATCCAGCTGGAGAATACTTTAACATAGGAAAACTCCACTTCTATCATGGACATCATTTCGGAGGGCAGTATCATACAGCCAACCACTTAAGGAAACTTGGCGTTTCAATTATGTATGGACATTATCATTCAATGCAGATGATGGGTGCTACAGGCCTGCAAGGGCCCATAGAAGCGTGGTCTATCGGTTGTTTGAAAGATATGTCCAGCGAGAAAAATAAATGGCTTAAAGGACGTCCTCATCAATGGATGCATTCTTTCGCTATCGTTGATTTTTACAAAGGAGGTAACTTTGCGGTTACTCCGGTCAAGATAGTAGGTGGAAAGGCAACATTATGGGGATACACATTGAAGGGATAGAAGATGTATACATGTTCATACTTATCATATTATTCGGCACCTTGGGCAAATACCTCGACGACCATCCAATGGGTGGTTACGGTTGCCCAGACTACTGCGAGGCAGACCACAAGCACATCATGCGCATAGATGGATATATTTCAGATACTAGAGCTTTACGGGATACCTGTAGTAGTAACGATAGTCTTTGGGTATTTTATATGGAAACAGAATCAGTGGATTCAGAATGAACTTGTCGAAGAAATTGAAACTAATGATAGACGGCTGGAGAATATCATCATTAAACTAATTGACCAGCAAAAAAAAGCACAGCTTGAACTTAGACAACTCCGAGGATACATCGAAGGTATCAAGGATATAATGACAAGCTTAACAAAGGAGAAATAAAATGGCATGGGATATAGGTAATTTATTTAAGGCTATGAAGGACGATAAAGGTCTATTCCAGGGTGGCGAAGAAGGCCGTGTTGGTGGGCGTTTTAGAGATATGCTCCAAGGCAAACGTACATCATATGACCCTGGCATGGAAGAAGGCAATGAGCTTTCTAGACATGCTAGAGACTTTGCAAAGAATATGGATGTTGGCAGTAAAGAAGATGTCTTTGAAATGCAAAATATGCTAAATGAACTTGGTATTAAAGATTTTGAAGGTAAAGCTCTGAAGGCAGATTCTATGATGGGTGATAGAACTTTATCAGCTATGAGGATACTTCAAGGTCAAGACTTTAATGGAGAATCAGTTGAACGACCAGAAGCATCTGGATTAGAGGCTCAAACTGGTATCAATCCATGGGAAGTTCAAGGGGGTGATGAAGGTAAAACGTCAACTATGTTTAGAAATAATTCCCCTAAAAGCTGGATTAATAAATTGTTTGGTGGTGGTGGTGAAGGCAGTAAATATGCAACTGGACCTAGTAGAGCTCTCTTTGGAAATGATAGAACGAGAGATTAATGGCTAAACGTACTTATAAGATACTCCGTTTTGATGGTGGCATAAACAATGATGCTGACCCTAGAGATATAGGGGATAATCAACTGGAAGAGTGTACTGATATGGTAGTTCATAATATGGGACGTATGGGTATGCTAGGTGGATATACTTCTGCTCATAGTAATTTTTCTACTACCTTAAATCATGGTTATGGTTTATTTCCTTTTAGTGCCGATAGGAATGCAGGAGATGCGGCAGGAGATGCTGGTACGGATGGAGATTATACAAACTATATTGCTATGTGGGGAAATAATGATGCTTGCGTTGATATCTTTGAAGAGGGAGCTAGTATTGGTACTACAGTGATAGACCTTGGTGGTACTACAGGAGACCCTTGCTTTTATTATGCTGATGGTGCTTTAAGAGTTTGTAATGGAGATTTATCGGATGGCTCAACTAATCAGTGGTATGGATATATAAATAGGACGAGGTTTGAGCCCGCTACTATGGGAGAGACAATTAATGCCTGGTATTCTCTTGACCAGAGTTTAACTCCGCCTGTACTGGGTGTAAATATAAGTGTTCATGAGGATGTTGCTGGCGCTATTAACTGGACTGACCCTGCTGTTGGAACACCTGTTGCGGTTCAGCAACTATTTCTTGAAGTAGATGTATTACGTAGACCAAATTTAGCAGAAGAAGAGACAGCTTCATATGGCTGGCGTGGATTTAAACAATATTATTATTCATTTATTTATGATGATAATCAAGAATCTTTACCTACCGCCTTTAGTAGTGGTATTGTAGATGTTAGCTGGGAGGGTGCTCAGAAACGATTTAAAGTTGGGCTTAGAGGTCCTTTTAATAATAGAATATCGGGTGCAAAGATTTATTGGCGTGCAACAGGAAGTGATAAAGTAGCATATGGAGATATGTATTTACTGTTGATTGTAGATTTTGCTAATGGTATTCGTAAACAATCTGTTAATGACTGGGTTCCTTTTGTAGACCATAATACTGCAGCAGCCGCTACTCATTGTGAATCTGAGGACTGGATTACGTTTACTAATGAGCCTTTAACAGCTATTTATGAGGTAGAATCGGGTGTTAGTTCTACGCTTAAGACTCTTGATATAAAGTATAAAACTGCGGTAATGGCTAATAGAATGATGTATGTTGGCAATGTTAAGCATATGGGCTCGGATGGGCTTACTAAAACATATGCTGACCGTATGGTTAAGTCTATGCCTAATCAATTTGATAAATTTGATTCCGAGTTTAGACAAATAGATGTTGCTATAAAGGATGGTTCAGAAATAATTAAATTGGAAGAATTTGCTGATAGAATCCTACAGTTTAAGAATGATGCAATGTATCTCATTAATGTTACTCAGCCTAATGCAGAATTTTTAGAGAGTACTCATAAGCATAAGGGGATATCTCATCCATCTGCTTCCTGTAAGACTGACTTTGGCATAGCTTGGGTGAATATACATGGATGCTATTTTTATGATGGCCAAAAGGTGGAGAATTTATTAGAAGCAGAAGGTATGCGGAAACTTGACGAAGGGGTGTGGGAGGCTTTTGCTACAACTCCTATGATAGGATACTTTCCTAAGAAGCGACAAATAATTGTAGCTAATAATGATGGTGCAATTTTCCTGTATGATATGGTAACTAAATCATGGGTTAAAGGAGCTAATGCTACATTGCCGAGTTCTAGTACAAAGCGAACTAATTTTGCTACCGATTGGAATAACGATTTAATATTTGCTCATACTAGTGGCACTATGGTTAAGTTTACCGATACTGCTGCATCGGGGACTGTGTCTGTCAAGACAAAAGATATTGACTTTGGTGAACCAGCAGTACGTAAGAAATTATATAAGGTCTATGTAACACACAAGGGTACTGGAACGCGCCCTACAGTCACTTATTATACTAATGGCGGAACAACTGAATATGGCTTTACCGGTTCACTCGCCTCTTCTTCTGTTTGGACTAGGGGAGAATTAGTTCCAGATACTGCAAGTGAAGCTAAAAGTATCTATTCCTGTCAACTTAAGTTTGCAGGTTCTACTGGGTCAGATTTTGAAATAAATGATATTTCATTTATATATAGAACTAAAGGTATAAAATAATGCTTCCAGAGGTTAAAAGATTACATCATTTAATGCAACGTAAGCTTAATGTATTATTGACCGAGCCTACTGTAAATCAATTGCAAGAAGGTGTGCCTCAATTATGTAAGATTGGTGAAGGATTTTTTGAATATGTAAGGCATGGTAATGGTTTATATAGAAAACAATGGGATGTAGTTGGAGCAGATACAAGCACGGCTGGGGAAGGTACCTATTTTTCTTTCTATAGAAATGCGGATTTAGCAATAACCGCGGATAGCGCTTGGTCTGCTACTTTAGATTTTGATACAGTTACTACAGATTCTCATAGTGGAGAAGGTACTGCATCTTATATAGTTCAAAATGGGAGGGAAGGTACCTATTTTTTTAGTGCTTTTCCCATGTTTTCAAGTTATGCCCCTATATCCTATGCTTGGATTTCTACAATACTAGAAAAGACAGAAAGTGATACTGGAACAACTTCTAACATTACTAGTTGGTATCCTGTTGATGCGACATTAAGCAATAATTATATAAGTGCTCCAATTTCAGGAGTATTTGCTATGAAGGGTGGAGATTACGTTAAGATTAAAATGGCTGCCAAACATAATGCAGGTGATGCTACTCTTAACTTTTTAGGTAAAAGTGGCAGTTTAGAATTAAGTACATTTAGCGGATTTAGAATAAGTGATTGATAAAGGAATAAATTATGGGTATTAAAACAGGCGCAGGTGGAATGAACATTCTTGGAAGAGATGTTAATCGTTCTGATACTAAACTTGGACAAATGTCGCAAACCCTTGCTAAAGCTAAATCAACTGGCTCTGGTATAGGAGGGTTACTTGGCGGAATTATAGGACAGATATTAATTCCCATCCCTGGCGTAGGTGCTGCTATTGGAGCCGGTCTTGGTAGTTTGGCGGGCAGTAAGATAGGTGGAGCTACTTCTGGCGTTAGTCAAGGTGATATCCTTAATACTAAGTTTAGGAAAGAAAGTGCTCATAATATTACCAAACAAGTAGCACAACAAGAATTTGCCAATGTAGCTAAATCAACTCTTTCAGGTTATATGCAAGGTATTAATCCAGGAAGCAGTTTATCTAAGTTTGGCAAGGGTTTTGAAGCAGGTTCTGCTGGAGGTTCAGGTTTTATGCAAGGAATGCAGGGTGGATTTGAAAATTTAATGTGAAAGGTTCCTACAGCACAAACAGGAGGAATGAAAGCCGATATTTTAGGTGGAGATACAGGTGGATTTGATATAACTGATATTACTAAAACGACTGAAGCAGCTCGTTCAAAGATGCCTTCTTTATCGGGAGATGTAATGGGTGATGCAACTATGACGGATAAGCCTGGCTTATTAGATATGGCTACTCAAAATAGTAGCCCAACAGAAGGTGAGTTTATAATGTCTCAGACCCAGGATATTCCCTCCCCCTCTAAAGATAGTCTATTAAGTAGAGCTGGCGATTGGTTTAAGGATAATATTTTTACTGGAGAGGGATTTCAAGGTGAAGGCGGTGGTAGTGGTGTAGGTCCTCTGCAAACAACTCCTGAATCAGAATATCAGAGAATACTACACCAGGGAACTGCAGGTAATACACAAGGTCAAAATCCTAATGCAGACCCAGCTATGATGGACAGGGTAACACAATATATGCAAAAGAATTGGGCTCCCGATGATACAATAGATATGAATGTTTGGCAAATGATGGGAGGCCGATAATGGCAGTTAACTTATTATTATTAGCAAATCAAATGCGTGGTAATCTTCAGAACGGCTCCTCTGGTTCACGAACGCGTACTAGCTATCAGAATCAACCTGGCAACTTAAAGCGTGGTACTCATATACCTGGAACTAATCTTAAGGAAGACCAGGGAATAAGGACTGTAGCAAGAAAGGGTCGTAGAGGCGATACTGAACTACGTAGAGTAGGTGGAGAAGTATCTCACGTTAATGCTACTGAAGCTA